CTGTGCTTTAACCTCGGATCCAATTTGTGTTCCGTTCTCGTCAAGCACCTTACCAGCTTTTGCTGCACGGCGTGTGAGCCAGATACGAAGAGCACAATGAAACTCGATAGCTTTACCGCCGGGAGCAAAGTAAGGATTCATTCTCATTTCAGCTACATTAGATGTAATGTTGGTTTTCAACTGATTAATGAGCAAAAGTGTCGATTGTGTTCTCTCCAAGGGAACTTGCAATTTAGCGAATGCCTTTGAAAAGATCCTTGGCTTTTGAGCCATACTTGATTGGGGATTAAAATCTCCCTCTACATCTTTCTCTGCTGGTGTGGCGGCGATAGAGTCCCAAATAAACAATAACTGTTCGTCTGGCCATTGTTCCATTAGATATTCAATAGATGTGAGAACCATCTCAACTGATGTTGCTTGAATATAAAGAATCTGGTTCTTGTCGCAACCTGCTTTCTCTAAGAAATCTGCATCTACGGCTGCCTCCGAATCAAAGTAGACAACCTTCATTCCCTTTTTGTTAGCATTCGCGGCAATAACAGCAGCCATAAATGACTTACCTGCTGCCGAAAGGCCCGCTAACTCCGTTATTCTCCCAACAGGAATTCCTGCTTTCTTTCCGGGATAGATCAGCCAATCTAAGATAGTTGATCCTGTTGGGATCCAATCTTTGATAGATGCTGGATTTTCATGATTTAAATCATATGCGACTTCAATACCAAGCTTTTTATTAATTGCTTTCTTCATGTCGCCAATACTAATTTTTCCTGGTTTAGTAGCCATTTGTATTACCTTTCCCAATTATTTCTCCAGTGAATAAAATGAGGCATCTGTGACCCATGCCTCCCTGCGGTGTTTTGTTTTACTCAGCTTCTGCTGAATCTTCTACTTCTTGCTCTACTGTTACTTCTTCCTCTTTCGGTTCGGAAGAGTCTTCTTTGTCTCCGCAAGCCATAAGCATTGCAGCCATCATGAAATATTTCATGTTTCTCCTTTTGTTGTTGTTTCTCCAGACTCATCGGTCTGGACAAGTTCGATCTCAAAATTAAGTGTTTTCCCAGACAATGGGTGGTTAAAGTCAAGCGTCACAGTGTCTTCTGTAAATGAAGTAATCTGAGCCGGGAACGGTTTTCCTTGCTGTGAATTCATTTCTACCATCATACCCTCTTTAAACGCAAAGTCAGGTGGGAAATTAGTTCTTGGAAGTTCGCGAAGCAAATTTGGATCATTGTTCCCATATGCTTGTTCTGGTGTAATTGTAAAGGATTTTGTTTCTCCAACAGACATGCCCATTACAGCAGTTTCAAATCCATTGATTACTTGTCGTTCTCCAACTTTAAAAAACAAAGGGTTTCCCCTGGTTCTTGAGTTGTCAAATTCTGTTCCGTCGTCAAAGGTTCCAACATAATGGACACCCACCGTTTGACCTTTCATTATTATACTCATTAATCTCTCTCTTTAAAAATAATGAGGCACCTTTAACCTGTGCCTCCCTGTGGTTTTGTAAAATGTGGGGCGCAATTTATTACCCGCTGCGCCCCGTAGCGGCCCGTATCTAACCGTTCATAAATTTTTGAAAAGCAGCATCTACCTTGCTTTCAGTATTATATTTGGCTGTCTCCGAAGATCGGGACTCACTATTTGCATCGGAGGAAAGATAATCATCCAAGAGGGCTTGTACCTCAGAGGTAGTTCGTCGTTGGAAGAGAGTATCAATCTCCGGGACAGAGCTAACCAAATCGTCACAATTAGCCACAGCATCATCACATAAAACGGATGGTCGCCTTCTTGGTTTCAATTGTGTCTTTGGAAACGATCCCGGTGTATTTGGGACCGTATAGGTTAGAACGATATCAGTTCCTGTTTCTGGATGTGTTATGTCTCCATAATCAGGATCCAATACATAACCCAAAAGGGTTTCATATGCGGTCTTACCATAAGACCAAACTTTTACTCCAGAAGATTCTTGACCTCGGACCAATACTGGAGAGTAATAACGTTTGCGAACAAACAATTTCTTTGCTTCTCGTTTTGCGGTATCGTTATTGTTTTGAACACCGTCTCGCCACAACTGTGATGCGAATTCACATATTGGACATTCTTCACCATCATTCTTCTTTGGGCAATAAATGCCGGGGTTTCTGCCTACATTGTAGTGAAAATGATACTCCTTGAAGGGGTCACCATCTTCAGTGGGCATAAGACGAATAGTTTGGTCGCCTTCTTGTGGTCGCCACTTGGTGCTATTTTCTTGTTTCTTGCCGCCGTTTTTGGAAGCTTCAAGCTTTTCTCTCATTTTGTCTAAATTTAAAGCCATTGTAATTTCTCCTAAGTAATTAAAGTTTTTGCCGTTTCAGGCTAAAGTCGGGGGACAAAAGTCCCCCGCTGTTTATATTATAGCATGTTTATGCTTAGTTGTCAAATGAAAATTGAACTGTTTTTTGTGAAAGTTGACCAACTTGTGTATTGCTGTTAAATGTTCGCCAACCATTCGCTTGTACATCATAAACTGTTTCCATACCCTCCGAAAGTTTACGTTTCTGTCCTCCTCCAAATACAGAACTTGGAACATCACTCTCACGAATGAAAGTCATTTCACGGGTGTTACCTCGTTTAGTTACAAAAGTTCCGGTATATGCAGTGTAATTTTTCATTTTTTCTCCTATTTTGTTGTTTTTTGTTTTGTCTTTATCGACTCTTTGAATATAACATAAAACTATTTTTTGTCAAATAATTTTTTTATATTTTTTCTTGTATGAAGTGCGTGGACTTAATTGAATAGAAAAATGATCGTTCATGCGGAGAAGAGAAAATAGCAAAAGACGAATGAAGTTCATTCTCTTTATCTTGAGCTACTCTATCTTTTATTGACATTAACAAATCATTCTCCTGATTAAGTTCGTCTTCGTTGATACTATACATGTAACCAGATTCAGTTATGTTGTCAAGGGGAAATAACAACTTTTCTTCTGATTCTTCCATAACACCGATTGAGAAGGTTTTTATCCTTGATACTTCTTTTGTTTCTGCTATTGATCCAAGAACTGGCTCTTGTGATCTAAAGTATTCAATGGTCTCAATGATGTTTGCGATTGTGCTGTTTGCATTTCTATAAACATCGCTAATTGGTCCTTCACCTGCTATATCTACCAATGCTGTGTTGGAAACAAGATAAACTGAATTTATAAGCCCTGAACGAGCAAATTGTTGTAAAACATTGAATGCTACTTTATCTTGCTTTGTTTGAGTTGGAGTTGATAGCAAGTTGTCTGGAGTCATATAAACGACATTTAACTTTTTATTTTTTATCTTCTCCAAGATTCTCAAGGTCGCACCGGAAGTTTTAGAAGCACCGCAAACAAATACCCAGCACTCTTTTGCTGAAAAGGTAAGTTCTTTTTTCAATGAGGGGCACTTGTTTTCATAATCCTCAACAGTCTTACAAGTCTTTGGAAACTTATCGGGACCAATGAAAATCTTCTTGTGCCCCTTTCCAAATGAATAAGCGACTTTACAACCCGCTGTGCCGATGCCGATAACTACCATTGTACTTCCTCCAAGTCTCTTAAGTTGTGTCCGATTTGAATCGATGTTTTGAATCTTCCAAGGGCTGTGTCGCTAAACAACTCAACCAACATTGGAAGCAAATTTCTTTCTGATAAATCCATATCAATTGTGACGCAATCATGAACAACCGACTGAACAAATGACTTCTTGTTCTTTAGGAATTTATTAACCTTAACTGCTGATTGTACACAATTATCTGAGGAAGAAGATTGTAGGAGATAATTCAAAGCATGAAAATCGTCTGATTGTATCTTTCTTCCGAATGGAGTTGATATTGTTTCTCCATCATAATGTTTATTTAATATTTGTTCTCTCGTATAATGTTTCTCGGTCTCTTGATCTTTTGAGTTGGGATTATACAACCAAGCAAAGAACCGCTGTTTTGCTTTTGATCTCTCGGTTATGTTATGGTATATGTTATTCATATTCCATTCGTGGATATCTTCTTCTGGTTGTTCCTTACCGGCAAGAGAAATTAGGGTTCTAATCTCTGCTCCGTTAAAGTCAAGTTGAACAAAGACATCATTGGTTGGAACAACACAATCGGCGATCTCTTTCTTCAAATTTAGGATTGGAAAAGACCCTTGTTTCGTTGTTAATCTTCCCGTCACAGATCCCC